TCACGGCGGCGTTTCTCCGGTTTCCTTCTCGAGAATTAGCCTAAACAGCGGTTCGGTGCGCAGCCAGAACTGCCAAATGTCCCGAGCGCCGGGCAGGTCCGCAGTTTGGTGAACAAACGAATGCATGTCGCTCAAGGTGAAGGGCGCTGCCTGATCGTATCGAAGCGCCTTCTCTACCTTGTTGGCCTCAGACGCGGTCAGTCTGGCTTTTGCCACCTCCACTAGCGCAGGCACCAGATGTCTCATCGTCACGCGGGTCTGTGCCCCGATTTTCTCGACGATGCGCTTCATGATGCCAGTCCGCTCTAGGTAGCTGGTCGCCGCCAGCTCGAAAAATACACGCAGCAGGACTGCGCCGGCGTTTGGAAACGCATCCCGCTTAAGGATGGTGAGTTCCCGGCGTATGTCGATCAGCCGGTCGTTGCGTACTCGGACATGCAGATCCTTGGGCAACACCGTCTTTGTCTCGGGCTTTGTCCTCTTCGCCGACGAGGTAGCGGCCTTCGCGGGAGCGGAGGCCACCGACTTGCCGGTAATCAGATCGGATGGAACAAACGTCCCTCGCTTCGCTTGCGGTCGGTGCTGAGGGTCCAATCCCTTAAAATACTTCTCGATGTCGGTGTTGGTGTTCAACGTCCGCGATGATTGATGGTTGAGGGCGACATCACTGACGAGCTTGGTGAAGCCCTTGAGAAACTCCTGCTTCGAGGTCTTTCCCTTCAAGCCGTGATCGTGATCCTTCTCGACATGCAGCAAATCCCTGCCGACCGATGAGTTGAACACCCGCTCTAGCGTCGTGAAAACCTTGGCCCGGGGACTGTCGAGCTTCGCCTTCACTTCCTCAGGCAGGTCTAAGGACCTAGCCATGTCGGCGATAGCCCGGGTCTGACGTGCCTCCTGGATGTCGCTCAACGAAAAGCCGAGCTCATCGCGCAGCGCGTCGTTGTCGTATCCCTCTTCCAGCTTATCGAGGATGAAGCTTGCCCTGTTCTCCCCCTCCCATGGCAGGACCGACGTTCCGACGTGACGTCCTGCCACCTGACGATCAGTCGAGCGCCGGTCTGGCGCGATGATGACCGGCACGGTGGCTATGACGCTGAGATCCAGAAACTTTCGAGAGAGGCGTTCCACCTGGCGCTGCTTGGGGCCTTCGAGCAGGCCTGGCTCAAGAAGCGCTTTGAGGGCCGCCAGACGCCGGTTCCCTTCGATAACCACGTAACGGTCATTTTCCTTGATGGCCAACAGCGGCTCGTTGGGAAAGAAGCCGCGCGTGGCAATGCTAGCGGCGACGTCCATCGCTTTGTCGTTTTCGAAGAGATACTGGATGATGTCGCGTGGCGCGCGCGCCTGCGTTTCCCGACCGAGTCGCGGGTTCTTCGAGTCCAGAAGGAGGCTGCCGACAGATGCGTTCCTGATCGCCCATTTCGCTCTGGCCATTGCCGACCCCCATGGCGCGCCCCGTTCTTGAGCCGGGCGTTGTCTGTGGCGCGGCCTTCCGCGCCAACCAGTTGCGTCATGATAGGATGATCGCGGAGAGCGGTCACCCTCCATGGTTGCTCTATTGGGAGTCGCTTCTAGGGGTTGGTCCGAACGCCAGAATGCGGTACATCTGGCTTGCCGGGTCGTAGCGTGAAATGGATACGTGAGCCGAGGCTTCGTGCCTTGCAGAATGTGGAGTGCCGACCCACCGACCCGGCGCCCTCTCCTCACAGGCTTCCCCACACGAGCTGGTACTGGTTGGCATCCTGCAGGTGATGCCGCTCGACCAGGCCGGCGGTCACCAGGCGGTTGCCTCCGAACGTGCCTGGCATGACGGCGCGGTCTTTGATCCGCGCATTGGTCTCTACGATGAAGACCCGGTCGAGCTGCTCGCCCTGCGCCGGCGGCACGACCACGACGAACCGCCGATCGGCGCGATAGCCCTGCAGAGGTCGCAGGATCGCGATGCGCCGGCGCCACAGGCGCGGGATCAGCGCGCGGTCGATATCGCTCAGCGCGATGCCGATGGTCTTTGATGGCGGCGTCAGGTGGCGGAGGTCGCGCGCGTAGATCGACACAGCGGCGTCGAGCAGCGTTGCGCCCGCCTTGTCGAGAGCGGTCACCTCGCCGGCCGAGAAGCCGCCGGCGACGAAGCGCGGGCGGCCGCGAAACTGTGGATTGGTCGCATGCGTCGCCCAGATGGCGAAGGCCTGGTCGAGGGCCGAGTGCTCGGCCGCGTTCATCCCGGCGAAGCGCGCGGCACTCAGCGCCACCGGCGTGCCGACCGCCTTCTCGACGTGCAGCGTGACCGCCTGCTCCTCCGGTCCGAGATCCATGGCGAGCTTGCCGACGTTGTACTGAAAGCCCGGATCGACGCCGGCCGGCACCTCCTCGTATTCGCCGGAGCGCTCGTTGAACCACCGACGCGACGGCGCGCTGGGCGCCGATTCGGTGATACCCGCACGCTCGGCCTGCCGCCGAGTCATCGGCACGACGGTGCAGCGGCACAGCCACCCGCACGGCGGATAGTGCGTGTTCCACCAGTCGTGCTCGACCGGCAGCACGGTGCCATTCCAGGCGCGATGCAGTGGCCGCACGCGGTTGTCGAGGATGGCGCTGTACTTGATGAACGGCAGCAGCGCGCGGTTGCGCCAGATCTGCATCCAGCGGCCGGCGTGGTAGGCCATGCGCATGTTCGTGTCGAAGATCGTTCGAAGCCGCCTCAAAGACCCGAGCTGCGCCGTGCGCACCTCGCCGGTGATGGGATCGACCACCTCCTTGCGCCCCCACCATCCCTTCTGCTGCAGGACCGGCGTCAGCTCGGCGGCGAACTGCTGGAAGGTGCGGCCTTCCTTGATCGCCGCCAGCATCGCCGCATGAATGTCGCCCAGCACGTCGAAGCCCGTGCTCTTGGCGACCGTGAAGCTGCCGGCGTGCTGGCGCGGGTGGAAGTCGCGCCAGTCGAAGGTCTGCGTGAGCGATCGGCCTTTGCGCTCGAAGAACTCGATCGCCTCGGCCGGCGGCAGGCTGACGGGGATCGCGACCGGCGATGCCATGCTACTCGGCGTCGTTCAGCGGTGCGCCTGCCTGCCCGGCGGCATGTGCGCCGAACATGGCGCGCGCCAGCAGCTCCGCGAGCTTCGTAGGCTGCAGCTTGCGCGCATGCTCCGCCAGCACCTCCGTCGCTTCCTCGATCGACTGGCAGCCGGCGAGCCGCTCGCGCAGCTCGGGTGTGACGATCTCCTCCATCGCGCCCTGCAGCTCGCCGCCGGCGAGGATCTCCGCGACGGCGTCGTCGATCACGTCCGCCGGCGTCATGCCATCGGCGCGCAACGCGGCCTCTTCGGTCTCCGCGTCCTCGGCCGGCTCCGGCTTGTCGCCGGCCGGCGGCTTGGGCGGCTGATCGCCGGGCGTGCCCGGCGGCACCTGCACCGGCGGCGCGCGCTTCGCCTCCAGCAGCGGCTCGTCGGGGTCGGGATCGCGCAGCCCGACCAGGTCGCGGACCTCCGCGCCGCTGATCTTCACGCCACGATCGGCGAGCTGGAAGGCGGTGGCCACCGCCAGCTTCACGTCCTTGTCCTCCGGCCGGCCAATGCGGAAGGTCGGCACCTTCGCATCCCAGCCGAAATTGAAGCCGACCATCGGCGCGATGATCTGGGCGCGGATCGCGGCCGACAGCTCATGAGCGTCGGCGCGCTCGATGTCGCCGCGCACCTGGTTGTGCTCCTTCGACACGGCGTGGCCGCCGGAGATCGCGTCCGTCGTCGTGGTTTGGCCGAGGATCGCCTTGCTGATCTGCTGATCCCAGAAAGCCGCGTTGTCGCCGAACAGCGAGCCGTTGGCGCCGGCCGGGCCGTTCACCAGGTCGACCGTCATCGTCGAGGGCACGATCGCCGCCGCGTCGTGGCCCAGCCCGGACACCGCGCGCAGCAGCGTGGTCTTCTCCTCCGGCGTGGCGTTATTGGGATACTTGCCGATGCGGAACGGCAGACCGTAGATGTCGAGGAAGATCTGCCAGTCCTTGAGCGTGAAGTTCTTGAACATCCACGCCCAGGCCGCATGCCGCGCGAAGCCGCCCCGGATCGTCAGACCGCTCTTGGCCTTGAAGCGATGGACCACGTACTTGTACGGCTGCAGCGGTTCGGTCTGACCGCCATCGAGCCGCCGATAGAGCGCTTCGCCGTCGACGCGGTCGAACTGATACCAGCGCGGATCACGCCACACGAGGCGACGCGGGCGCCATTCGCTGCCGGTCTCCCACACCAGCTCGCTGACGGAGTAGCCCTTGCCGATCGCGTCGAGCACATCGGTGAGGGCGAGCTGCAGCACGCCCTCGTCGACCCATGCTCGAACGAAGTCCGCCACCTTCACGTCGATCGCATCGGCCGACACGGCGTCGACCGTGATTGGGAGCTGCGCGATCTGCCGCTTGCGCATGCCCAGCACGGCCAGGTAGTGCAGATCCTTCTCCTCCATGTCCTCGGCCAGCTCGAGGTAATCGTTCGTGTCGAAGTTCTCGGCCGAGGACAGGATGGCGGCGAGGCGCTGCGGCGTGAGGTTGCGCGACGGATGCCCGCCATAGACCTGTCGCACGCTCGACAGCGTCGGCAGGTCGATCTCGTGGGCGAGCGCCTTCTTGTCGACGGGAGCGTCCTTGATCGCGGTGCCGCGCGACGGGTCGAGTATCGGCTCGATCCGCTCGCCATCTGCGGCCGGCCCACGCAACGCCGCCAATGCCGCGCCGAAGTTCAGTTTGAACATGCCAGCCTCACCAGGTGCCGCCGCCACGACCGAACGTGGCGTCGTCGGGATCGGGATCGTCGGCGCGCATGCGCAGCGTGTTGCCGCCGCCGCTGCTGCGCCCCTCGCTGAACTTGTCGCGACGCTGGCCGGGCGGCGTCTCGTAGCCAACCATCCATGGCTCGCCTTCGTCGGCCGCATGGGCGAGCACGGCGGCGACAGCAGCGTCGCCGTGGCGCTGGCCGCTGGCGCCCTGGTTGCGGATGTTCTCCGGCACGCGCGGGCAGCCGTCGACCATCTTGACCAGGCGGAAGTCCGCGACGATCTCGTCGTCGTCGGGCACCGGGAAGTCCTTGTCCTCCAGAGACGCCTTCAGCTTGGGGAAGTGCGTGATGTACCAGTCGCGGCTGAACTTCACCGCCTCGACGATCTCGCTGCCGCATTTCTGCTGCATGCGCTCGGCGAGGAATGCGCCGTTGCCCGTCGCGTCCAGCATCATCGCGCGCAAGCGGACGTTGTCGACGATCAGGCCGAGGATGGTGGCCTGCTCGATGAACGGCACGTTGTGCAGCTCGACCACCAGCCGCGTCCGGCGCTTGCCGTCGCGGGCGCGCGTGCTGAGCCAGATGCTGGTGGCGTCCTTCGATCGCGCGAAGTCAACGCCGATCGCCGCCGTCTCCTCGCGCGGGATCGTGGCCAGCGCGATGGCGACCTCGACCTTGAACCACAGCTTCGCGGCGGCCTCCCGGATCGTATCCGGCAGCATCATGAACTCTGACTTCTGCGCCCAGCGGATGACGCGGACCGTCTTGTCTCGCGCGGCCTCCAGGATGGCCATCGGCAGATACGTGCCCGAACCCTCGGCGGGGACGCAGAACAGCTCTTCGCCGTCGTTCGGCGCGTAGCGCGCGATCAGGTCGGCACGCCACTTGGCCTGCGCTTCCTCCGACCAGGCGTTGCCCTGGGTCGTGCAGATGCGCCGATAGAGGCCTTCCTTCAGCGCGTCGTCGAGCGTGATGCGGTGCAGGCTGTACGGCTTCGACTTCTGCCGCGCGGCGATCACCAGCTCGTTGAAGTGGTTGGTGGTGCCGTCGTGGGTGCTGATGATGCGGACTTTCCCGCCCCACATCAGCAGCGCCATCGCCGCCTTGATCATCTCGGCCAGTGCGTCGTGGAACGCCGCCTCGTCGATCACCACCACGCCCTGCATGCCGCGCAGGCTGCGCGGGCGTGACGGCAGGGCGATGACGGAGAAGCCGCTGGCGAAGGTGATGCGGAACGCCTTTATCTCGGGCGTGCCGTCCTTCGCGTTCTCCTTCTGGAAGACGTACTCGCCGCACGCCGCCTCGTGCAGAGCGGCGCTCAGATGCTTGGCCCACATGGCGCACGCGGCGATGAACTCGCGCGCCATTTCGAGGTTGTAGCCGATGTAGAAGACGTTGCTGCCGCCAGCCTCGCGCGAGGCCGCGGCGATCATCACGTCGTCGAAGGCCTCGCCCCATGTCAGGCCGATGCGTCGGCTTTTCTCCGCGATCTTGACGTCGGCCTGGTCGGCGACCCATCGGCCCTGATAGGCGAGCAGGATCGGCAGGCCGTCATCGTTCGCCGGCGCCGGCGCGGCGTCAGGCAGCGGCGCCGTGATCTGGATGACGGGAAACGGCGGCGGCGCGACGACGATCGCGCCGCCGGGCTCGGTCGCTGAAGCCGACCCCTTCCGAGGTTGCCGTACCTTCCTGACGGCGGCGTCGCGCGCTACTGCCGCCATGTCAGGACGAGACGCCGATCACGGCCGCGCGCAGCTGCGCCACGACGTCCTTCGACAGACCCTGCGACTTGCCGAGCTGCTCGACCGCGTTGCCGGCCTTCTCCTTGATCTCCCGCGCGACCTCGGCCCTGATCTTGAACTCGCGGTCGGCGTTGATCTTCCCGGCGCTCTCGAAATTCTTCGCCGCCATCGACAGGAAGAACAGATCCTTGGTCTCCATCGGCGCCGGCTGGCCGTCTTCGCCATCCGCCGCTTGCAGCATGTTGTCGAGCACGTTGGCCTTGCCGATCTCGATCAGCAGGCGCCCGACCTTGCCCTCGGGATCGTCCTTCAGGGATTTCGCCCACGTCGCGCCCAGCGCCTGCACGTCGCGGAAGCGCTTCAGCGCCTTCTCCGCGCCGACCTTCCACCGGCCGACGCCGGAACGACTGACCTCGGCGCCCAGCGTCTTCAGCGTGTCGGTGATCTCGTCGACCGTGCGGCCCTCGCGCAACAGGCGCTCGGCCACTTCGCGGATCGGCTCCGGCAGCAGCGAGACATTGGATCTCCGGCCCATGTCAATCCTCGGCGCTGGGCTTGGCCACGCCGGGCACGCGGCTGTGGCCCTTGCCCACGTCGACACCGCGCTTCGTGATCGTGGCGACCATCAGCTCGCCGACCAGCTCGACCCGCAGCAGGCCCTGCTCTCCCAGCCACGTCATCTCGCTGCGGATCTGGTCGCGCGTGGTGCCGGGGTGGAACAGGTTCACGAACTGCGTCAGCGCGCTCTCGTTGCTGCCCTGCGTCGGCATCTCCGCCAGGGCGCGCAGGATCGTCAGCCGCCAATGCTCCCGAAGCAGGGTCGCGAAGGGCGCGCGGCTCATTTGCCGGCCTCGATCATGTGGTTCTTGATCCACTCGACGCCCTTCGACGTCGCTTCGATCCAGCCTTCAACGCGCTCGAACCGGCCGTCGACGCCCTCCAGCTTGGCGTTGGCGACGCCCAGGCCTTGCGTCACGTCGAAGAGCGTGTTGCGCAGCTCGGCGATGTCGTCGCCGTCCGGCACCGACTTGAGCCGCTCCTCCAGCAGCTCGACGTGATGCTGCGCGTCCTGTGCCTTGCCGCGCACGCCATCGACGTCCTTCTTCAGCGCGTCGATTTCCGTCTGCAGCTCCTCGACGTCCGACTTCTTGGCGAACACGCCCGACAGCCGCCACATCACATAGCCGCCGGCGACGACGCCGAGGGCGGCGACGACCGTGGTGACGATCTGGGCGATCTTGAGAACTTCGGACAGGTCCACGCGCGCGCTCCTACGCCTTGCCCTTCAGCTTCTCGAAGCTGCGAAGGGCGCCCATGCCGAGCATGCCGAACAGCAGCTCCCACAAGACGTTGTCGAGCTTCGGCGCCGACGCGAGCCGGTTCATCCAGTCGGTGCTGAACATCGCCGCGATCCAGAACGCGAAGGGCTGGACGAGGTACTGCCAGGCAAGCGCGAGGGCGCAGACCCAGCCGACCGCAGGCCGCCAGCCGCCCTTGAAGATGCCGGCGCTGCTGGCCTCGGCCGCATTCACGTCGAGCTGCTTCAGGTCGGCGGACTGCAGGGCGCCGAACAGCTCGGCCTGCGCCTTCGCGCGAGCCTCGGGATCGGGGATCACCCGGTCGAGCACGCCGCCGAGGATCGGCAGGAGCGCGGGGATCAAAGCGGCGAGCATCGCAAGCCTCCTACGCCGCCATCTTCAGCGCGGTGCGCGTGTTGACGCCCACCCAGCCGTCGACGTTGAGCTTGTGATCGGCCTGGAAACGCCGCACCGCCTCGTCGGTCTCGTCGCCGAAGCCGCCATCGGGACCGTGGTTCGGCAGCGGATAGCCCGCCTCGATCAGCTTGAGCTGGAGGCGCTTCACATCGACACCGGCCATGCCCTTCGACAAGAGCCCAACGGGCAGCGGCGCGCTCGGCATGGCGTCGCACGCGAGGCAGATGGCTGCGGTGTCCTCGCCCGACCAATGCGACCACCACTCGCGGCTCTCCGGCGTCTGCCACCGCGCGCGGTTCGACCAGCCCTGTCGATACTTCAGCAACACCGGATTGACGCGGCAGATCAGGTCGTAGAACGCCTGACGCCAGTCGTGCACCCACCAGACCATTCTCTTGACGCCGTCAGCGTCGAGCTTCGATGCCCACAGCGCGATGCTCGTCGTGTCGAAGGCGAAGTCCGGCGCGTTGATGCCGAGCGCCCTTTCGGTGCTCTTGATCGCTTGGCCCGGCCCGGAGCCCCAGCCAAAGTCGGTAACCACGTCCGCCGGCGCGCACCACGCAAGCGGCGAGATGGTGCCGTCGTAGAACTTGCGCTTCGCGATGTCGCCCGCGACCTCCAGCGTTACCGTGGACTTCATGAAGGCGGGCGTGATCGTCGAGGCTGGCACCTTCAGATAGGCCTGCAGCGCGCCCGGCGTTACGCCACGCATCGTGCCGACGTTGCGGCCCTCGATCCAGTTGCCCGGATCGTCGGGGTCGTCGCCGTAGAGGCCCTCCCATCGGGCGATGGTCACCATCATGCAGTCGCGGGGTTCCGGCATGCGCATGTGCGCTCTCCTTCAGCTCTTGGGCACGCCGCCGACGAAGCACAGGATCATCCCGGCCTCGTTGGCGCAGATGTGGCTGTTGCCGTCAGGCGCGACGATGCCGAGCACGCGATCGGCGGGCACACGGACCCACGCGCCGTTGAGCCGCGCCTTCCACACCCCGTCGTCGTCGCGATAGGCGGCCGTGGGGCGGCAATCGCGGTTGTCGCAGCAGCTCGCGGCCGTGCCGGGCTGCTTCCAGTCGGTGTAGAAATCGTGGGCCTTGGCCGGCCGCACGATCGCGGCTGTCGCCATCAGCGCGGCGAAGGCGACGGCCATCCCGATAGGTATGATGCTGCTGCGCATGACGATCCCCCGCGCGTGTGCGCTTTGGCTGGAACGATCGTCACGGTAGAGACGGGGGAAGCGCGCAATCAGGACGGCCTAGGCCGCCCTCAATATGCTTCACGTGGAACGCGCGCGCCGCATCGTCTCACGATCGCGGGGCGCTACGTCAAGTGTCGCGTTGCCGATCAGACTCGGAAGAGGTCGGCCTGTCGATCGTCGGCGCGGCGGACGCCGGCGCGGATTTTCTCGACGTAGCGGCGCGACAGGCGCCACTCGTGGGCGACGACGCTGTCGCTGCGCGGATCGTCGCGGATGGCCCGGTCGCGCTTCGCCCGCGCCTCCGCTTCCTGCAGCACGGTGCCGAGCGGAACCACGATGTACTGGCCCGGATAGATCGCCGACAGCGCGCGCGCGGTGATGCTGGAGTGCTGCCACAGCTCGGACTTGCCGAGCGGCTTCTTCGGCACGTAGATGCGCCGACCGCCGAAGGACTGCATGAAGGCGACGGCCGCGTCGACGCTTACGCGCTCGCCCAGCTCACGCATGATCGCGGGCAGCAGTTGCAGGCGCGGATCGACGGAACCCGTCATCTGCGCCGGCCCTTCGCGCGCCGCTTCCTGCGCTGGCGCATCGTGAAACGGAGAACCTCGGTCAACTGCGCAGGGTCCTGGTGCCGGTAGGTGAAGACCATCGACAGCCCAGGGCCGACCAGCAGCCGGCACGGAACGCTGGACAGGGTGTAACCCTGACCCGTCAGCAGGACGTGGCGCAGCGTGAGGGGATCGTGTGCGAGGTAAGCGATCGCCACATCGCCCGGCACGGTGAACTGGCTGCGCCGGGCCATCTTCGCCTCGACGTAGGCCCGGCGGAAAGTCTCGAATGGAGGCAGTCGACCCATCACGCGCTCCGTCGAGCCGATTGCCGCACCGACAATGGCGGGCAGACATGGACGCCGGCGGCGGTGTAGGCGAAGCGGAGCTGGTCGGGACGGACGGCTTCGCAGCGAGCCTCGGTCCACCCTGCTTCACCAGGCGCGGACAGCACGGCCGCGACCAGGGCGGACAGCACCTTGCCCTCCCGATCGCGCTCGACGCCTACGCGAAGGTCGAGCGACCAGGCGACGCGTGCGGCGCGCCATTCCTCGGCGTTGGTGATCAGGCCGAGAACTTGCGAGGCCGGCGTCCCAGTCACGCGGAACCATTCGCCGCTGTGCACGAAGGTGAGGACCGGCTTCATGACGCGCCCTCCGGCCAGTTCCAGAAGCCCTGCGCGCCCTTGACGGGCACGATCGGCTCGAAGTGTTGGATCTCCGTGAGCGGCCAGCCCCACACGGAGTGTTCGATCCGGTCGCTGTCGAGCGTGCCGCCGTAGATCTCGGTCGCGCGCTTCGGCACGCCGAGGATCGCGGTGCCCAGCGCGGCTGCGAGCGGCAGTGACGGCGGCTGCGCGATCGCCTTCTCGACGATCGGCTTCGCGACGTCGATCACCAGGCCCGTCATCTCGGGCTCGCGTTCGATGTTCCACAGCAGGTCGAGCAGCTCGGCTCGGCGCATCGGCCGCGTGCCGGCGTGGATCACGACACGCTTGCCCTGCATCCAGTTGGGCAGCGCCCACCGCCGAAACTCATAGGGCTTCGCGCCGGCCATGATCAGCGACGCCCACGGTTGCCAGATGGTGAAGGCCTTCACGGCGCGCCTCAGTTCGGCTTGCCGGCGCGCTGCCGGTGCCACTGCCGGCCGAAGGCGGTGTGCTTCACGATCTCCTCGCCGATGTGTTGCGCAAGCTCCTGGGCATGCCTGTCACAGCACGCGTGCTGCGAGATCGTCCCGGCGATCGCCGAGGCGAGGGCGAAGGCGTCGTGGTCGAAGGTGCGTGCCGAGGCCGTCACGACGCCGCCGATGACCGGCACACAGATCGCGGTGAGCACGCGCTGGCCGGACGGCTCAAGGATCTTGCCGTACCAGTGCAGGCGCCACGTCTCGTTGCCGAGACACAGGTCCGAAGGCACGTCGATGTCGACAGTAGGCGGGCGATCTTCAGGCACGGTTCACCTCACGTTGAAAGCGGTTCGACGGCCTTTCGATGCAGCTCGTGCCGCAGCAGCCGTCCGATATGGCGAATGAGCTGGTCGAGCTGGGCGGTCGTGGCCTGCTCGGGGGCGTGAACGCTGCGGAAGATGCGCGCGCGGAAGGCGATGTAGCCGATGCGCGAGGACGGGCCGGCCGGCCGGTTGAAGTACGTCGGCAGCTTGGCCCACATCGCGCGCACCAGGATGCAGCGCGCTGCCATGCCGTCGGCCTTGTCGTCGACCGCGAAGCCCTCGCGCGCGCACATCGCGCGCAGACCCTCGATCACCTTCACCGTCTCGGCCGGCGTGCAGAAGGCGAGCGCCTCCTTGCCGGTCTGGCGTTCGGCGAAGGCGTCGAGCGCGCGCCAGTCGGGGCCGCGCGTGTCGTCGTGCTTGCCGACGACGCCCAGCCAGTAAAGCGAGGACCACAATGCCCGCGCCTTGCCGACCAGCGGCGAGGCGGCGACCTTCACCTTGCGCGCCGGCGCCTCCCTGAAGCCGAGTTCGTAGAAGCGATCCATCAGGCGGCCGGCCTCGCCCTCGTCGAGATCGCGCGCGCTCTCCTTGCCTGTGACCACGCGCATGAGATCGCGATAGCTGTCGTCGGTGAGGCCGAGGTCCTTCTTCGCGATGTGGATCTTGGCGAGGATGGCGCGGCGGCTCGCCGCCGGGATCTTGGCGATGGCGTTCATGTGAGGGCTTCGTCCTGCAGGGAGTGAACGGCGGAGACGATCTCGTCCCAGCGCACGCCGGCCTGACGCGCGGCGATCAGGAGCGTGCGCAGCACTTCGAGCGGTGGCGCCTCGAAGGTGCGGCGGCCATAGAGCTTGTCGACCAGGCTGTAGCGGCCGATCGCTTGGCGCATCTCGGCGGCGGCCTCGCGGACCGCGTCGATCTTCGGGCTTCGGCGATGCAGCTCGAGGAACGGGTGCAGCGCCTGGTCGAGCGCGAGCATGGTGAGCGCCAGCTCGCGCGAGAGCGGCTCCTGCGGCGGCGCCACGACGCGCCGATCGGTGGCGCTAGTCATGGGCCAGCTCCGCGCCGGGATCTCGCGCGGCCTCGGCGATTGCGCTGGCGCAAGCCGCATCGTGAGCCTCGCGCGCGGTGCCGATGGCGACGCGGAGGCGCTTCGCTGCGCCGAGAACAACCGGGGCATCAGGCTGGCAGGCGGCGACCAGGCCGCGTAGGGCCTTCTTCCGCGCACGCCACGCGACATTCACCGCGCGGCTCGTCTTGTCCGACACGCGACGCCAGTGCAGGCGGCACATCAACTTGCCGGCGTCGATCGTATGGACGCAGCCGGCGACTGGACAGCGGCGACGGTCGGTCTTCATGCCGGCACCCGGTCACCGAGCAGAACTGTGACGGCCTTCAGGACGTCTGTGCGCGCCGTCAGCGCCGTGAGGAGCGAGATCGCGTCATCAAGCGCGTCGTTGCGCGCCATCATCGCTTCGCGCTTCAGCCGACCAGCGGCGACCTCGGCGGGATAGAGCACGCCGCGCATCGTCCTCTCGCGCCGCAGCTCGTGGAGCGCATGAATGGTCCGAAGACGGACGGCAGCGTAGGGCGCGTTCTCGTAGATGAGGGGATTGGCAACGTCGGACATTCGGGGCTCCATTGGAGAGGGGGCGTTGCCGGCGTCAGCCTGGTGGCGCCGGAAAGAAGTCGGTGAGGAAGCGCTTGAGGACGTCGGTCACCTCGACGCGGGCGCCAGCGAGATCGCGCGACCGGATCACGAGCTGGTAGCCGCCGACCTGGTCGGCGGACGCGCCCGGCACGAGCACGCGGACGTGCACCCGCGTGTCGGCCGGGACGTCGCCGAAGGCGTCGGTGACGCTGACGCGCCGGGTAAGCTTCGCGGCCATCAGCCGGCCGCGCCGCGCTTCTGGTGCAGACCGCCGCTGTGCGGATTGAGCAGCGCCTCGGCTGTGACGCCGCGCGCCAGCTTCGCGACCTGTTCCGTGACCGAGTAACCGTTGATCACGATCTCGTTGGTGATCGTGCCGCTCGACAGGTGCGTCACCACCATCGCGGCGCCGCCAGGAGTTGGCTGGATCTGCATCACCTGGACCGTCACGGTGACGACGGTTCCGGCGCCGAGGTCGGGAAGCGCGGTCATTCCGCGGCCTCCTCGAGGAGCGACTTCAGGAGCTTGCTGGTCGGCGTCTTCACGGCGACGACGTAGGGCGCGTCGCTGGTATCGGCGAGCCGCACGCCGATGCGCGCGAGGTCCGCGCCGTCGAGCTGCTTGAGCGCATCCTTGTTCACCGTCTCGTCCACGGTGATCAGCAGGTCGCCCTGGTCCTGCGACAGCTTCCTGCGGATGAGCTTGATGACCGCGTCCTCGTCATCGAACTCGATCTTGCCCTTGCCCTTCGCCCAGCCGACCTTGAGGCCGTCGACCGTGATGCTGCGCGGGCGCACGAACAGATGCGGCGACACGGTGACCAGCGTCATCAGGTCGGTCTGCGCGGTGGCGACGCCGGCGATGAGCCGACGCAGCGCCGGCGCGTGCTTCTCCCACACGGCCGCCATGGCCGCCTCTGCGGTGCGCGTGGCGTCCTCGACGGCGCGGCGCTTCTGCGCCAGCATCGTTGCCGCCTGCTCGATGTCCGCGAGCGTCGGCGCCGCCGGCGCCTTCACGAGCTTCTCGTTGTCCAATGGCATTGACCTTCCTCCTTCAGGGACGGGCGTTGTGAAAATCGGCAGTGCTCGATCGAGCGCTGCGGGTCGTGGCGCGGATGTGCGTCGCCAGCACGCGAAGCCAGAGGTCCGAGGGCGGCGCGCTGGGCGCGCGCCGGCCGTACCAGTGCGACGGGATGTCGATCTGCGGACCGAACAGCTTGAGCGCGCGGTCCTCGTTCGGTGTGTCGAGCTGGTCACGCGGCATGCGGGCCTCCGTCGCGGCGGGCGTCGGCCGACAGCGCGATCTCCAGCTGCTCGACCTCGGCCGAGGCGAGGCGCAGGAACAGGTCGAGGCGGTCGAGCGCCACCTGTGTCGCCGGCGGGTTCTGCCGGTAGATGTCGGCAAGGCGGCGGAGCTGCTCACTCAGCATCGGGCTCTCCCTTCTTCGTCGACGGGCGGTAGTGCTCGCAGCCGCCACGGCAGGCGCGGAAAACGCGCACGCGGGTCGGGCTGGATGCGGCGAAGGGCTGGCGCTGCTCGCTGAGGCAGAAGGCGCGGTCGATTTCGCAGCCGTAGCCGGGGCAATGCACGGTCGCGCCGAGCAGCGCGCCGCGCACGGCCGCCTCGACCTTGTCGTAGCGGCCGGCGTAGTTCCGCCGCAGCACCTGGTTGACGACGGTCTGGCCATAGCCAATGCGGCCGGCCGTGGCGACCTGTGTCGTGCGATCGGCTTCGGCGGCGAGCGCCATGACCCAGTCGGGCGGCGGGTCGCCCCATGCGACGCGCGCTGCATCGAGGTTGAGCGTGCTCATGACCGCCTCCAGCGCTTCATTGCGGGCAGCTCGGCGCCGTCGAACGACCATCGGCGTCCGTCGTTGGGATCGAGCGTCTCGCCGTTGGAGGTGGCGTGCGGCGGGCGAGGGCCGCTGCGCACGACGAGGCGGTAGTGTGTCGGGCGCGGCCCGACGCCCTTCTGCGCCACCAGCACGTAGCGGATGCGCACCAGCAGCTCGATCAGCGTGACCACCGACGATGCGCTCGCCTCGGCCAGCAGCGTGATGTCGCGCACGGTGAACGTGCCGCCGATCGCGCGCATCGCCAGCCAAGCCCGCTCGGGCGATGGCAGGGGGTCGGGCTCGCCCGGTGCCAGCGCGCGGCCTTCGGCGCTCCAGCGCCGGCCGTCGCCGGGATTGCGGATGGAGCCGTCGAACTCCCGCGCCGGCACTTGCGCGCCGCCGCGTTCGGCCAGCGCGTAGATGCGGTCGCGCCGCCCGGCCGGCGCGGCGACGATCGTCGCGAGGCCGATCAGGACCAGGTCGCACAGCAGCGCCTCGACGATCGGGCGCATCGCACGCGAGCGCCTGACGATCTCGCGCACGCCGAACTCACCGGGCATGGCGCGGATCGCCTCCCACGCGCGCTGGCGGTCTGTCTTGCGCCGGCCGCCATCGCCGCCGCGTAGCAGCGACGCGCGAGGTGGACGCTGCGGCGCGTCGGCGTCCAGGCGCATCGGGATGACGGCGAAGCCGGCCGGCATCGCGGCGGCGACATCGCCGAGGGCGGCCGCCTGGTCGGGCAGCGCGACGACGAAGCCGCGCATCAGGTCGGCGCGCATCAGCCGGCTGACGCGGGGCAGCGGCGCGCGGATCTCGCGCGCGACGTCGATGGCGGTGAAGCGACCGGCCTGCGCCTGCAGGGCGCGCATCACCGTCCAGGCGCGGTTGCGAATGGGGCCTGCGTGGAAGGGGCTCATGCCGCCGTCCTCGCGTTGCCGGGCCGCTGCTCGTCCATGAACACCAGGGTGCGATCGGCGAAGGCGTCGGCGGTGGCGGACTTCAAGCCCTTCTGCGCGCAGTGCCGCTCGACGAAGGCCATGGCGGCGTGGACCCGGCGGGCCGAGCCGGCGGCGTCCTTGGCGATGCGCTTCAGCAGCGCCTCGTCGATCGCCACCTCGCAGCAGGCCTTGTGGATCTGCCGCACGTCGTCGAGGTCGACCGGCTCGAACTTCACCCAGTTGTAGACGCGGCCCGCCACCAGCTCGTGCTGGGTGATCTTGCGCGCGAAGTTCTCCATGCCGAGGAGGATGAAGGGCGCGCCGCTGAGATCCTGCAGGTCGCGCACCGTGTTGATCAGGCTCGACTTGGCGACGACGTAGTCGGCCTCGTCGATGATCACCACCTTGCGCATCGTGGCGAGCCGCTCGACCAAGCGGTTGACCGTCGTCGTGTTGCGCGGGGCGGGATCGACGCCGACCTCCCGCGCCAGCGCGTGCAGCAGGTCGCTGAGCGTCCATGCCGCGAGCGCCCGCACCAGGGCGGCGCCCTTCTTCGCCGTGACGTAGGTGGCCGAGGTGCTCTTGCCGAAGCCGGGCGGGCCGTAGGCGACGGCGATGCCGGGCGCGTCGGCCGAGCGCTGCTCGACCGCCATGACCATGGACAGGAACTGCTGCAGGTTCTTGACGGGGGCGATGACAGACCGCATATCTTGTTGCTCCTTTGTGCTTCTTGGGTTGGGCCGGTTCCGCGTTGCAGCGCGGGCCGGCCTTCGTCGTTGATGGGGCTAGGCGCCCAAGTCGCTGGCGGCCGGGCCGCCGGCGTTCGAAGCCGGTTCGCTCTCGTCGTGAAGCAGGCGCATCGCCGACCACTCCGGGTCGCGCTGATAGCTGCCGTGCCAGTGGCGCTCGTCTTCGGTGACGGCGCTCCCTGCCTTGATGACCCGGTCGAGTGCGGCCCAGCGGCCGAAGCGCTCAAGCGGCGCCTCGTCGCGCGCCTGGTCGCGTTGCGCGCGTGCGCGGTCGAAGTCGACGACGAAGGCCTCGTGAGCGGCTCGCCGCTCCGGCGTCGGCTCCGGCACCAGGCGCTCGACGCCGAGGCCGGTGGCGCGCGCGATCGCGGCGGCCGCGAGGTCTTCGGTGATGTGCATGTCGGCGGCGCGCGGCAGCGCGACGACGCGGCCGGCCTCGTCGTCGCGCGCGTGCAGCATCGTGTCGACGACGGCGTCGGTGTTGATCTTGCGGCGGACGCGGCGCAGGTCGGCGCGCGCCTGCCTGATCGCCTCGGCCTGCGCCGCCTTGGCCTGCGCAGCGACCACGGTGCGCGAGAGGCCGGCCATTTCAGGGTTGGTGGCGCGGCCGAGGGAGCGCCACGGATCGCCGGTGTAGCACCACAGCGTGCCGAGATCGTGCGGGTCGAGACGCACATGCACCGTCTCGCCGACGATGAAGGCGTCGCACCAGTAGTCCCGGCCGCCGACGCTGATACCCTTCTTGCCGACGATGCGCGTGCCGTCGCCGCTCGCCGGCACCATCATCAGCCAGCTGAGCGCGGCCTCGTCGGCGATCCGCTTCGGTGCGTGCGCGGCGCCGTCGATCTCGGCGCGCGTGGCCGGCGCCATGCCGAGCGTGCCGTGCGGCCGCGTGGCGTAGACGTTGGCGAGCCACAGATCCAGCCGCGCCTGCAGCTCGGCGGCGGGCAGCTCGACGCAGAACGCGTCGGCGTCATCCTCGCCCAGGCGGGCGGCGAACGACTTGCGCGCCCGCAGCGCCTGCCGGTCGGCGACGTCGTGGCCGATATAGCCCGGCATCAGCTCCATGAAGCCGCGCTGGATCGTGCCGATGCCGCGCTCGACGAACGGCTTCTTCTCCGGGCTGTACGGTGGCAGCTCGTGATGGCGGATACCCAGCCGCTTCAGCACGTCGAGCATGTGCTTCGACACGAAGTCCGAGCCGTTGTCGGTCTTCAGCGTCTCGGCCACGCCCCACAGGAGGATTGCCCGGTGCAGCAGCAACAGCGCTGCGACGGTGCGCGGCGTCTTGGTGACCAGGGCGAGCATGCGGCGCGTGCGCACGTCGATGACGACGTAGATCGAGTGCCGGCCATCGGCGCACAGCACGTCGCCGGGCGACGCGTCGATCTCCCAGAGCTGGTTGACGCGCTCGATGCCCTGGTCGGCGCGGCCGAGCGCCGGCTTGCCGACCGAGCGGAACCTGTCGGGATTGGCGATCGACAGCAGCGCCGCGCGCTGCTTCTCGCGCCACCGCGCGACATGGCGCTGGATCGAGCGCAGGCTCGGCAGGGTCGAGATCTCGCCCGCCTTGAACTGGGCGCGCAGGAGGTCGCGCAGATGGCCGCTGTCGAGGTGCGGGCGCGCGACGAGCAGCGCGCCGACGAGATCGCCCAGCATCGGCTCGATGTCGAATTGCGAGGTGCGGCCGGTGAACTTGCCGCCGAGATCGGCGTGGCGGCCCGCGTCTCGCGCGTCGAGCGCGCGGCGGATGGTGCGCGCCGACGTCTGCGCGATCGCGTCATAGAGCCACGCCGGCGCGCCGATCGATCGCGCGTTGTAGAGGTCGGCGAACAGCGGCAGCGCCGTGCGGTGCGAGCGGTCACCGCGGAACGCGTCGTACTGCTTGAGCAGCTCCAGCTTGGCGGCGAGGCGTTGCGTGGCGCCGTCGTCGAGGCCGGCCGCGACATCGATCGTCGCCGTGCTCGAGGCCGGCGCGGCCTGTGTCGCCGCGAGATGACGGCGCACCAGCTCGGCGCGTGCCGCCGGCGGCAAGGTGGCGACGGGGAACTCGCGACCGCCGCCACGCCCTTCGCGATCCCGGTGCGGCCAGCGCTCACGCGTGGCCATCTCGGCGATCTTGTGGCGAAGGCGGGGCAGACCGGGGAGCTGCAGCGCCGCGAGTTGGGCGGCTGTGTAAAAGTCGCGAAGGCACGTCGCCGCCGCTTCGCTCGTATCGGAAGGAGAGCCGGCGATCGCGGTACGGGACGCGATCGCCGGCGCCGGCCGCGTCACCCCACGTGATGCGCGGCCGGCCGTTGGGGAGGAGGGGGAACCAGGTGCGCCAGCTACGACGCGGGACGGGGTTGTGCCGGCCATCAGGCGGCGCGCCCCAAAGTCGTGTTGCCCGCCCGATGGCGGCGGTTAGACTGCGCAGCGCGGCCCTGTCGGGGCTGGCCGTTCGCGTCATAGCGCGAGGGCCAGATCTCGGTCGGTTCGACGCTCAACGCGGTGGCGATGATTCTTTCGACAGCCGGCCACGGTTGTCGCAGGGCCTTGCCGATAGCCGACACATGGTAGTTGTGGCGTTCGGCCAAGGCGCTGGACGTCAGGCCCACCTCGCTCAGCCGGTACTGCACGTAAGCCGGCTTCCAATCCCGATCGCTGGAGATCCGCCTGCTCATGTCGCTCGCCCGCTGCTCCCGGATTCGAAATTGCGAAATTCCAAGTTCCGAATTCGTAATCCCGAAAACAGCATCCGTCAATTCCTAATTCGGAATTCTGCATGACCCCGGAGTTCGACCCACAGCAGATCGGCAAGCGCGTGCAGGCGCTGGCTTCCGAGAATGGCGGGCAGAAGGGCTTGGCGACGTTGTCGGGTGTGCCGGAGTCGACGGTGAGCCGGATTGCCAATGGCGGCGGCGGCAATCTCGAAAGCTTCGCGAAGATCGCCGTCGCAGCGCGGCGCTCGCTCGACTGGCTGGTGTTCGGCGCCGACGGAGACATCACCTTCCCGGCACCGGACCGGCAGATTGCACAGGGCATGGCGCTGCCCGGCGACGGCGACCTAATCGCCGGCGACTTCGCCCTGGTGCCCCGTTACGAGGTGCGTGCGTCGGCTGGTGGCGGCGCCGTCGTCGAGAGCGAGAACGTGATCGAGCGCGTTGCGTATCGCCTCGACTGGATCACATCACAACGGCTCGACCCTGACTGGCTGATGGTCACGCAGGCGGATGGCGACAGCATGGAGCCGACGATTAGCGATGGCGATCTCCTGCTCGTCGATCGGCGCGCCTCGGCGCCGCGCAGCGAGGGCATCTACTTCATGCGCCTCGGTGAGGGGCTGGTCGTGAAGCGCGTGCAGCTCACCGCGAACGGCGGCGCCAAGCTAATAAGCGACAACACGCGATATCCGCCAGAAGTGCTCACCCGCGACCAGCTCGGCGAACTGGAGTTCCTCGGCCGCGTGCGCTGGCGCGGCGGGCGCCTGTGATCAGATCGCCTTCGCGATCTCGGTGAATTTGGCGAGCAGCGAAACCTCTTGCCCGGCCTTGCTCGAGGTGGCGAGCACGTCGACAGGCAATCTGCCGTTCAACTGGATCTTGCCCGATACGCGCACCAGTCGATCGCGCAACGCCTGCGCCGCATCGGCGAGTGGATCGTTGATCGGAATCATCGTCGCCGTCTGCGCGTCGTCGTCGCCGATATAGGTCTGCAAGCCAGTGTCGGGCACCAGCTCGACGCGATAGCCGAGCCAGCGTCCCGTGACATGCGGCTTCACGACCTTGGCTGTGGCGAGCCAGTCGCGGAAGGCGCCGCCGCTTTCCGCCATGATCTTGCTGGCCGCGACGTCACGCTCGGCGATGATGCGCGCGATCGTCGCCCGATCGGTCTGAATCGCCACGGCCTTGCGCGCCTCGTTGTAGATCCGCAGCAGGTCGCGCATCTCCGCCTGACGCATCGGCACCACGGGTGAGACGGACCGGGCGGCGCCTGGTGCGATCGCCAAAGGCAGGGCAAGGCCGAGTGCGACGGCCGCTCGGCGCGAGATCGTGCGGGTGGCGACGCGGTCCATGGCTTCCCTCCTCGGCGGGCGGCCAATCTGACCGGCCGGAGTCCCGCCGTCCAGATGGCCTGCACTGGTCAGTGAACTGCGGCCACGCTCAACGGCCGCCCGTTTGTGGTTCGTCCCGGAGGCCCCCTCCGTGCCCGGATTTTTTTAATAGCGCTTTTAATAGCCCCTAGGCGGTCTGGCGGGGCAAATGCGGCCCGATCGACCTTCAGGGCGGCCCGGAACCGGCCGGGCCGGCCCGCCGGCCGGATTTCAGGGCGGCCGGGCGCATGATTCGGCGACCTGGTCAGGACGGCACGGGACACGAGCGGGTGAGGGGGCCTTCAGGGCGGCCTAGGCCGTCCTGAAACGGACGGGCGGGCGCCTCTACGGTTCCGCCATGCTGACGAAGCGCGGCCTCGAATTCAACCTTTCCGATCTCGCGCCGCTCTCGGCCGGGCTGCCGCCCGGTGCCGAGACGGTCGCCTGTGCCGCCATCGCACTCGACCTGGTCGACGGCGAAGCGCCGGTCTGGATACGGCTGCTCTCGCCTGGCGAGAACACGACGCGCGATGGTCGCGGCCCATTCAAGGTCGACGCCTCCCGCGTGGTCACGCTGTCGCGCCAGCTCGCCGCCGGCGTCGAGCCGCTGATCGACTACGAGCATCAGTTCGACAACGCGCCGAAGAACGGCCAGCCGGCGCCCGCGTCGGGCTGGATCGAGCAGTTCGCCGACAAGGGGCCGGGCGGCGAGCCGGGCGTGTGGGCGAAGCTGCGCTGGAACGGCCGCGCCCGCGACATGATCAAGGCCGGCGAGTACCGCTACCTCTCGCCGGTCCTCGCCCACGACAAGGGCGGCAACGTGCTCGCCGTCGTCCGCGCCGCGCTGACGAACTATCCGGCGCTGACGGCGCCGCCCTCGCTTTTCACCGTGTCTCCACCCCCACCGAAAGAGGTCAAGACCATGGGTCTCGCGCAGATCCTCGCGACGCTGTTCGGCGTCCCGAACGCAGACGAAGGGGCGATCATCACGCTCGCCACGAAGTTGAAGGAACAGTTCACCGTGCTGTGCACGACGCTCGGCGTCGACATGGTCGCGCTGTCGGCCATGACGGGCGCGCAGCTCGTCGCCGCCATCCAGGCCAAGGGCGTCGACCCGGCCGCCTTCGTGCCGATCGCCACGCACAACGCGGTCACCGGCGAGCTGACGAAGCTGCGCACCGAGGAGATCGGCCGCCTGGTCGCCGACGCGATCAAGTCGGGCAAGGCGACACCGGCGCAGAAGGACTGGCTGGAGGATCTGGGCAAGTCCGACCTGGCGAAGCTCTCCGCGTTCCTGTCGACGGCGCCGGTGGTCTTGAAGCCCGGCCAGGAACAGCAGCAGCAACAGCAGCCGCCGGGCGGCGACGAGGTGAAGCTCTCCGAGGCGGACCTCGCCATGTGCCGCACGCTCAACCTCGATCCCGAGATCTTCAAGAAGCAGCGCGCGGCCGAGCTGGCCGAGCAGCGCGCCACAACTGGCAAGGAGGGCTGATAGATGGCCGCCATCACCGCAGGCCGCGCCGTTCCCGAGCGCACCGGCAAGTCACTCACGGCCGGTCTCGCGGCCAACACGAAGATCCTGCAGGGCGCGCTCGTGTGCCTCAACGCCGCCGGCAACATGGTCAATGGCGCCGCCGCCGTGAGCCTGAAGTCGATCGGCATCGCCGCCGACGAATACGACAACACCGGCGGCAGCGCCGGCGACGTCGTCGGCACGGCGCTGAAGGGCATCTTCCGCTTCAACAACTCCGCCGCGGGCGACGCGATCGCCAAGGCCGATATCGATGCGATCGTCTACGTCGTCGACAACCAGACGGTCGCGAAGACCGACGACACCGGTGCCCGCAGCGGCCCGTGCAAGGTCCACGACGTCGATGCGCAGGGCGTCTGGATCGACTTCCGCTGACGCTGACACACCACAGGAGCCTTCTCGATGCTGATCAACACGCCCAACCTTCGGGCGCTCAACACCGGCTTCCGCACCGCTTTCCAGCAGGGCTTCGCCGCCCTCGCATCCAGCGCGGTTCTCGATACCTACAAGCACGTGACCTTCGACGTGCCATCGACCGACAAGAAGGAAACCTTCGGCTGGATGAAAGAGTTCCCGGGCCTGCGCAAGTGGCTCGGCGATCGCATCATCCACTCGATGACCGCCGGTGACTACGCCATCACCAGCGAGCCCTACGAGCAGACGGTGGGCGTCGAGAGGCTGGCGATCCTGAACGACCGCTACGGCATCTTCGTGCCGCGCTTCCAGATGATGGGCAACGATGCGCGCCGTCATCCCAACAGTATCGTCTGGCCGGCATTCGCGGCCGCTCTCACCGCCAAGGGTTACGACGGCGTTGCGTTCATCGGCACGACGCACCCCGGCAAGGACGCGGACGGCGCCGACATCACTTGGTCGAACTACCAGGGCAGCGGCGGCCAGCCGCTGTGGGTCCTGGTCGACGACAGCCAGCTCATCAAGCCGATCATCCGCACGGTGCGCGAGGACTATCGCTTCGTCGCGCGCGAGAACCCGGAAGACGATCGTGTCTTCATGCAGGACCAGTTCCTCTACGGCACGAACGGCAACTTCGGCATCGGCTACGGCCTGCCGCACCTGGTCTACGGCAGCAAGCAGACGCTGGACGACACGAACCTCAACGCCGCGATCGCGGCGATGATGTCGGTGAAGCTCGACCACGGGAAGCCGGCGGGCGTGGTGCCGCGCAAGCTGTTCACCGGGCCGGCCAATCGTTCCAAGGCGCTGGAGGCGGTCAAGCGCCAGCGGCTCGCCAACGGCGCCGACAACATCAACTTCGGCGTCGTCGAGGTCGAGATCATCCCCGAGATGCTGGGCGCGTGAGGTCACGATGACCACCAAGAAGCCCGCGCCGCCGGTGACGCCGTCCGCAGAGACGTCGTCATCAGCGCCGCCGCCGCCGGCCGAGACGGCCGCGCCGACGCCATCGCCGGCGCCCGCGCCGATGACGCTCGACCCGCTTCAGGGTCCACTGCATCCGCCTGGTGCGCTGTCGCAGCCGAAGCGCGCGATGCTGCGCATCACGTCCCTCGTCGACGGCTACGAGCGCTTCGGCATCGTGTTCTCGCGCGAGCCGGGCGTTGGGCCGGCGGATCGCCTCGAGGCGGCACAGATCCGTTCGCTGAAGCTCGACCCCACGCTCACCGTCGAAGAGTTCGAGGCCGACTGATGCCCGCGCCGCGCGACGTCAACGGCAATGTCCTGCCGTACCTCCGGCCGGTCGACGGTGGCATCAAGGTGCTCACCGACGCGCCGGCCGGCGAGAGCACGCGCACGGCGACGGCCTTCGGCACGACCACTATCCTGGTGGCGGTGCGGGTGATCGACGGCGAGATCCGTTACCGCCTCGGCAACAGCGCCGTCGCCGCGCTGGTGGGAGATCACCGGCTTCGCACCACGGACGGGCAGCGCTTCATCTCGATCGACAATCGAAGCGGCCTCGATACCCACCTCGCGGTCTGGGCGATCGGCGCCGTGGCCACGGTCGAGATCGAGGAGTTCTGGTGATGGAACTCGTCGTGATCGACGGCGCGCTGACGGATGCGCAGCGTGTCGCCGTGTTCCCCGCGATCCTGGTCGACGATGCCGGTAATCCGATCCTCGACGACAGCGGCGCCTTCATCCTGGTGAAGTGACATGGCGCTCCTTCGCGATCTCAGCACGACCTGGCCCAACGACGGCGCGGATCGCGTCGCCATAGGCCTGGACGTCACGGACGCCGGCGCGGCGGCGGGCGCCTCGTTGATCCGCCTGAAGCGCAATGGCGCCACCGCCTTCGATCTGAAGAAGACGGGCATCGTCGGTCTGCCCTACGGGTCGGTGGCCGCGCCGTCGATCTTCGCCAATGCGCAGGTCAACACCGGCATCAACCTTCTCGCCGGCACGGTGCAGGCCGTTGTCCAGGGCGTGGCGGTCGCGGCGGTCACCGCCGGCCTGCTGAGCGTCGCCGGCACGCTTGTCGTCGCATCGGGCGTCATCGCCGCCTCCGCGCCGGTGGCCGTGAGCCAGACGTGGAACAGCGGCGGCACGACGTTCAAGGCGAGCACGATCGCGATCACCGACACGGCGTCGGCTGCAGGGTCATTGCTGGCGGAATGGAGCGTCGGCGGCACGACGATGTTCGCCGTCGACAAGGCGGGGCAGGGCAGCGTCACCGGCGGCTTCAAAGCCGGCTCTGCGGGTCTGCTCGGCTTCACGTCGGGCGCCGCGACGGCCGCTGCCGATGCGTACTTCACGCGGCGCGGCGCGGCCAACGTCAACATCGGCGGCGCCGACGCGGCCGCGCCGGTTGCTCAGACGATTTCCGTCCAGGGCGTGGCCGCCGGCACGGCCAACACGGCCGGCCCGTCCGTCATCATCCAGTCTGGCCGCAGCACGGGCAACCAGTACGGCGGCAGCTTCACCTTCCAGACATCTGCGCAGGGCGGCTCGGGCAGCGCGCAGAACGCCTGGGCCAACACGTTCACCATCGGCGCGGGCGGCGCGGCGTTGAACGGCGTGATCGTCTTCGCCAACAACACGCCGGCGATGGCTGCCGTAGGACCACTGGCCGATATCGCGTTCATTCTGTCGTCGAAGGGCACGGGGACGCTCTACCTGGCGACGAACAACACGAACAACGGCCAGGTTCGTGTCCTTCACACAGCGTCATCGGTGCACGAGATCGTGCTGACGGGCGCAGCCGCCGGCGCGAACCCGCGCATCGGCACGACCGCAGAGAACCTCATCCTGGGCACGGGCGCCGCGCTCGCCACCAACGCGACGGCCGGCCACATCCTGATGCCGACCTGTGCGGGCGTGGCCACGGGCGCCGTGACGGCGGCGGGCGCGGGCAAGGCGGCCCTGGTCTGGGACAGCACGAACAAGAAGCTGATGGTCTACGACGGCGCCTGGGTGGCGACGGCGGCTCTTACCTGATCGGGAGGCAGACGTGGCCCTGATGAAGTCCATCGGAACGGCGATCGGCGTGCCTGCAACGTACTGGCGCGTCCTTCGCGTGCGCGTCGACCTGGGTGAGCCGAGCTACGTGCGCTACGAGCTCGCCGGCTACGCCAGCGCCGAAGCGCGCCACGATGGCAAGCAGCCGATGTGCGAGGAGGAGTTCGGCTTCGTCCTTCCCGAGGAGGTGACCGTCGAGGAGCTGGGTCGCGCCATGCTCTACGAGCACGCCAAGCAGGCAGAGCGCTTCGCCGACGCTGTCGACGCCTGACATGAGGAGACGGACGTGAAGATCAACCTCGACGCGATGGTCCATGACCGCTTCACCGGCAACGCGCCGTCCAGCCTGGGCAAGATCATGGCCATGGCGGTGATGATGCGCATGGCGGGCGGTGCGGTCGACGGCCTGGAGGCACAGCGGCGCGAGAAGCTGGCCGAGCGGTTCGAGGCCGGCGGCACGGTCGAGATCGACCCGACCACCGATGGCGCGCTGATCATGCGCGAAGCCACTGCCGGCATGGCGACCTACGCCGTCGCCGCGCTGCATCGGGCGTTCAACCCGTCGTGAGCTACACCGACAAACCCGGGATGATCGACGCCTTCGGCGAGGCCGAGCTGGTGCAGCGCACGGATCGCGCCGAGCCGCCGACCGGCGAGATCGACGACGACGTGCTCGATGCCGCGCTGGTCGACGCCACATCGGTGATCAACGGCTATCTCGGCGGCGTCTACGCGCTGCCGATCGTCGGCGACGCGCCCGATCCCCTGCCCCGTCTGTGCAAGGACATCGCGCGCTACGCCCTCTACGACGAAGTCGTCCCCGAGACGATCCAGAAGCGCTACGACGACGCGATCGCGCTGCTGAAGGACATTGCCTCGCGCAAGTTCTCCCTGCCGATCCCGCTCACGGAGGCGAACGCCACGTCGTCCGGCTCGGCCGAGATCTCCGGTGGCGAGCGCGTCATGTCGCGCGACAGCCTGGGAAGCTGGTGATGAGCGGCGCGCAGATCATCATCGATCCGCGCCAACTCGGCGACGCCGCGCAGTTCTTCGACGCGCTCGCTGGCCGCGCCACCAACATGGCGCCGCTGATGGACGCGGTCGGCCTCTACCTGGTCGGCGCGACGATAGAGAACTTCGAGCAGGAGAGCGCGCCAGGTGGCGCACCGTGGAAGCCGTCATGGCGTGCCCGTCGCGATGGTGGCCAGACGCTGTCGCTCACCGGCCGCCTGAAAAGCTCGATCACCCACCAGGCGTCGGCGAACGATGCGATCGTCGGCACGAACGTCATCTACGCCGCCATTCACCAGTTCGGCGGCGTTATCGTGCCGGTGAGCGCGCAGGCGCTGCATTGGGTGATCGGCGACCGGCACTTCTTCAGCGAGCGCGTCGAGATGCCGGCGCGGCCCTATCTTGGCATCGCGGGGGAAGAGATCGAGGAGATCGAGGATCTCGCGCGCATCTACTTCGAGGCACCGTCCGGCGGCGCGGCGGTGCCGCGATGATGGACCTGATCGAGAATGCGATCATCGCGCGCCTGAAGCTGGCGAACGGCGCGGCGGGCGTGCTCGGCTATACGCTGCGGTCCATCAACAGCTACGGCGAGCAGCTCGCCAGCGAGAACCTCAAGCAGGTCATCAACTCTCTGCCAGCCGTGTGGGTCACCTTCCTCGGCGCGCAGCGCGTCGCCGGCGAGGACGATCATCAGTGGTCGGCGCGCTTCGTGGTTATCGCGGCTCATCGCAATGCCAGAAACGAGAAGGCGTCGCGCCTGGGTGCTGCCGGCGAGGTCGGCGTCTACCAGATCGCCAACGACATTCGAGGCCTCTTCAACGGCCACAGGCTGGGCCTCGCGATCGACGATCTTTCGCCCAACGCCATCCGCCTGATCAAGTCGCCGGTGCTGGCGCAGAACATGGTCAACGTGCTGGCCGTCGAGTTCGAGACCGGCTGGTACGAGGGCGCTGACTTCGAGGCGCCGGCACTGATTACGGCCGAGAACGCCTCGCACGCGGAAGACCCGGACTGGGTCGCCCGTCGCCAGCTCGGCGACTTCACGACGTTCAACGTCGCGTGGGGGCCGCCCGTGCCGTCCGACGTCGAGCAAACCATCACGCTACCGCAGGAGGCACCGTGAGCTATCGGGTCAAGCCGGCCGAGGGCCGGATCTGCAACGAGGAGAGCGGCACGCCGGTGCCGGCTGAGGGCAGGACGTTCGAGGGCGACGTCCCGCCCTGGTTCATCCGCCGTGAACGCGACGGCGACTGTCTCATCGATCGCGACGTCGTCGCCAAGCCGAAGAAGTAGGGAGGCACCATGCCCATCGTCGACATCCCCCTCAAGCTCGTCCCCAACGTGCGCATCCTGATCGAGGACACGCGCGCGTCCTACGGCCTCTTCCGCGAGCGCTGGCGCGTGCTGGTCCTGACGCAGAAGCTCGTCGCCGGCGTCGCGGTGGCCAACGTGCCGGTGCGGGTGCCCAACGTGGCCGAGGCCGCGCGCCTGCTCGGCGTGAACTCGATGGGCCACTTCATGGTCCACGCCTTCCAGCAGAACAATCCCGACATGGAGCTGTGGGCGCTGCCGATGGCCGACAACGGCGCCGGCGTCGCGGCCACCGGCTCGATCACCTTCGGCGGTCCGGCGACCGAGACGCGGCCGATGAACCTCTACATCGGCGGCGAGCGCATCCAGGTGGCGGTGATTGCCGGCATGACGGCGGCGCAGATCGCGACCGCCGCGACCGCGGCGATCAACGCGTCACAGTGGAAGCACGTCAGCGCGGCGGTCGACGGCGTCGAGACGACGCAGGTGAACCTCACGGCGCCACACAAGGGCGAGGCCTACAACGGGCTCGACCTGCGTCACAGCTACTATGACGGCGAGGGCCTGCCCGCTGGCGTCACCGTCACTGTCGTCGCCATGGCCAACGGCGCCGGCAACCCGTCGATGGCGACGGCGATCGCCAACATGGGCGCCGACGAGGCGTGGAAGTCGATCGTCAACCCGTGGACGGACAGCACGTCGATGGCGGCGCTCGAGGCCGAGCTGGTCGATCGCTTCGGCGCGATGCGGCAGGTCGACGGCAAGGCGATCATGGCCGTCACCGGCACGCTCGGCGCGCTGCTCACGTACGGCGCGGCGCGCAACAGCAGGCACACGATCATCGTCGAGAACACCAAGGCGCTGGCGCCGGCGTTCATGCGCGCCGCGCGCGTCGCGGCGATGGAGGCGGCGCGCGCCGCCAGCGATCCGGCGATGCCGACGCAGCGCCTGCTGCTGAAGGGCGATGTTGGCCCACGCCCGGAGGAGCGGCTGGTCGAGGCCGAGCGCGAGCAGCTGCTCAACGCCGGCATCGGCACCGTGACGGTCGACGCGGACGGCGCCTCGCGCATCGAGCAGCTCGTCACCGCCTACAAGACGACATCGGCCGGCGTGCCCGACCGCACGTGGCGTTACCCCGAGACGCTGCGCACGATCGAGGCGCTGCGCTTCGACTGGCGCGCCTACGTCCTCACCGTCTTCCCGCAGATGAAGCTGGCGGACGACGGCAGCGGCATCCCGGCGATGACGCAGGTGATGACGCCATCGGTCGCGGTGGCTGCGTTCCACGGCCGCTACGACGTCTGGCGTGGCCTCGCCCTGGTGCAGGGCGCGGCGGACGCCACCGCCGAGCGTCCCGAAGCCGACGACGGCACGCTCGACATGACGGCGCGCGTCGACCTGGTCGACCAGTTCCGGTCGATGCGCGTGTCGCTGCAGCGCGTCTAGCAAAGGAGAGGAAGCATGGCCAATGACCCCAAAGTGCTGGCGTCGCGCGTCACGATCCGCGTCGACGGCCAGCGCCTGCCCATGGAGGCCGGCGCCACCCTCGAGCTGGGCGGCATCGAGAGCGAGCCGGTCCAGACCGACGATCCCGACGACGTCTACTTCGGCGAGGCCACCAAGCCGTCCGTGGTCGAGGGCAAGCTGATGGTGCCCACGGGCATGAACCTCGAAAAGGTCGCGGCGATCCGCAACGCGTCGCTGCTGATCGAGACCTCGGCCGGTCAGACCTTCGTCGTCAACGGCGCGCGGCAGGCCGGCATCCTGAAGCTCGAAAAGGGCATGACGCCGGTGAAGTTCATCGGCCCGCCGGCCAAGCAGATCAAGTGAGGATGGCATGAGCGAGACCAAGGCGCCGCCGGGCCACAAGGCGTTCACGCTGTCCGAGCCGATCGGCGATCCGACGCGCGGCGTCGTCAACGAAGTCTACCTGCCGCTGAAGCTGCGCGCCGGCCACCTCAAGGGCGTGACGCTGCAGTTCAACGTCGAGAAGGGCGTCGTCGAGCTGTCGGCCGACAGCGTCATGGCGATCCTGCGCAACTGCACCAGGCTCGACGCTGATCTCTTCGACGAGCTGCCGGCGCTCGACATCGTTCTGATGGGGGCCGCCATGCTCGGCGACCTGGGAAAGTTCCTTCCAACGTCGAAGACGTCCTTGGCGACCTAGCCGGGATATTCCACTTCCGGCCCGTCGACCTGGACGAGCTGACGATCGATGAGCTGATGGTATGGCACGGCCGCGCCATCAGCTTCTTCAAGCGCTCCAACCCGCAGGGCTGATCCGACCGTGAGCACGCTGACGCTATCGATGGTGGTGAAGGCCTTCGACCAGGCCTCGCCCACCCTTGGCGTCGTCGGACGCAACCTGCGCGGCCTCTTCAATATGGCGCGCATGTTCAACATCGCGTGGAACCGCGGCCTGCCGCGCCTCGGCGGCGACGTGGTGAAATCGGCCAGGCCGGCACTCGCCGCGCTGGGCGCGATGCGCGGCGAGGCCATGTCGTTATTGCGCACCGTGTCTGCGATCGCGCTGGGCGCTGGCGGCGTAGGCTATGCCTTCAAGCGTCTGTTCGTCGCGGGCGCGGTCGATGCCGAGCGCTTCCGCCTGGTGTTGGAAGGCGTCGAGCAAAGCCCAGGGCGCGCCGAGAGTGCGATGCACTGGATCTCCGAGTTCAAGCGCCGAACCGGCTTCGAGCTGAAGGAAATCCAGCAGGCGTGGGTCGACTTCCGGCGCGAAGGTCTCAATCCGATCTCGGGCTCCTTCAACCGCATCGCCGATGCCGCAGCCGGCAACGGACAGACCTTCGATCGCGCCGCCAGCATCTGGCGCGAGGCACTCGACGGCAACGTCAAGGGTCTCGACGCGTGGGGCATCACTGCGGAGAAAGTCGGTGACCGGATCATCCTGAAGTACAACCACCTCGGCCAGACGATCCAGAAGACGGTCAGCGCCAACAACAAGGCGGCGATCGCGCAGGCGCTGGGCGGAATCATCAACGATAGATGGGAAGGCTTCGCGGCCCGGCATGCCAAGACGTTGCCGGCGATGTGGTCGAACGCCAAGCAGGCTTTCGACGACTTCGCGCTGACGGTGATGAACGGCGGCGTTTTCGACGCGATCAAGGACATCCTCGCCGATCTCAACGCCGGCGCCAAGGAGGCTGCAGCGGATGGCTCGCTGAAGCGCTGGGCGGCGGACATGGCGTCGGGCCTCAAGGAGCTGGTCGGCGCGCTGGCAACCGCCGCCCGTTGGGTGCGCACAACGCTGCCGCAGTGGATCGACGACTTCCGCGACGTGAAGGCTGCGCTCGGCGGCTGGCGTCCGATCCTCATCGCCATCGCGGCGCTGCTGGGTATCGGCCTCGTCACGTCGGTCCTGAAGTTCGTGGCGGCGCTCGGGCCGCTGGTGCGCGCCATCGCCTTCCTCGCCGCCGGCGGCGCCCGCATCGCGGTGTTCATGATCCCGATGCTGGTGTCGGCGCTGGCCACGGTATCGAGCTTCATCACCGCGACGCTGATCCCGGTCATCTTCAAGCTCGGCGCCGCGTTCCTCGCCACACCGGTGGGCTGGATCGTGCTGGCGCTCGCCGCGATCGGCGCGGCGGCGTACCTGCTCTACGAGAACTGGAACGAGGTGTGGCGCTTCCTCGACACCGACACCGGGCAGGCCGTCCAGGTGCTGTTGGCCGTGCTGGCGCCGCTCTGGTACGTCCCGATGCGGATCATCCGCAGCTGGGAGCCGCTGAAGGCCGCCTTCGCCGAGATATGGGCTTCGATCACCTCGGGCTTCGACAGCGCCGTGGCGTGGATCGAGAAGAAGTGGGAGCAGCTCGTCGCCATCGCCCGCTCGGTGCGCGGTTTCATCGACAGCGTCAATCCGTTCGGCTCTGGCGGCAGCGGCGACCCGGGCGCGCCGACGATCGGCCGGCCCGCGCCCGTCCTCGGCTCGGCGGGCGGCGCGGCGATCGGCGCGTTGCGCGCTCCCCCGCAGCAGGTCGACGGCGAGATCCGCATCGTCGTGCAGGCGCAGGACGGCACCGACGCGAAGGTCACCGGCGCGCGCGCCAGCGGCGGCGTCGATGTGACGGCCACCCTGGGCCAGTACGGACGGTTCCTGTGAGCGTCGCGAGCCTCCTGGGCGCCGCCCTTCCGTCGCTGGGCCTGTCGACCGGATGGCGTGTGCTGCTGCGCGACGCCAGCTTCCGGGGCGTCGCCTTCCGCTACAGCGACGTGTCGGCCGAGGGCGGACAGCGCTACGCAAGCCACGACTATCCGCAACGCGATGGCCGCTGGCACGAGGCGCTGGGCGAGCAGCCCGACGCCTTCACGATCGAGGCGCTGCTGGTCGGCTCGGATCTCGGCGTCGCCCTGTTCGCGGCGCGCGACGAGCTGGTCGCCGCCTGCAAGCGTGGCGAGCCGGGCGAGCTGGTGCATCCCTATGGCGGCCAGCGCAAGTGTGTCTGCATCGGCTGGTCGGAGCGCTATTCGACGGCCGAGGGCGGCGTCGTCCGCCTGTCGCTGAAGTTCGAGGTCGATCGCGGCAACACCTATCCGACGACGCAGGACGATCCGCGCGCGCAGCTCGCCAGCGCGCTGGCCACCGCGCGGCTGGCGGTGCGCGGCGCGCTGCGGCTCGCCTGGGCGGTGACCCACTGGCGCGATTTCCTCGCCAGCTTCGCCGTGGGCTTTCTCGGCGGCCTGCTGGGCCGGGTGATCGATGTCGGCGGGCTGATCTCGCCCGCCGCGCTGGCGCTCGTGCGGGACGTCGTGGCGGCGACGGCGGTCACCGCATCCTTCGTGCGCGACGGGCTGGCGATCGCCGGCCTGGTCGACGGCGCCTTCGGCGCCTTGACGGTCAACGTCGATGGCACGCCGCGCGACTTCGACGACGATCAGCGCGACCGCGCGATCGACGCGCTATCGGTGTTCGACGCCAGCCATGCCCTGGTGCCGGGCGCAGGGTCGAGCCACGCGGAGCTGCTGGGCGCGGCGCAGGCGCTGTCGGTGACCGCGACCAGGCTGGCGCTGCTGGGCGAGGCCGAGCTGGCTGCCGACCGCATCTTCGACAGTGCCGCCGCCGCACGCCTTTACCGCGACGATCTTGCCATCAGGCTGGATGAAGCCGTGCTCGTCGCCGGCGATCGCGGCGAGCACGAGGTGGCCAGCACGCTCTCGACGGTGCGCGCCCTGGTCGTGACGCGCCTGGTCGAGCGCGGCGCCAGCCTGCGCGATGTCGTGGCCTACACGCCGGCGCGCACGCTGCCGGCGCTGGCGCTGGCGCACCAGCTCTACGCCGGCGAGCCGCGCGCGCTCAGCCGTGCCGCCGACCTGGTCGTGCGCAACGGCGTCCGTCATCCGGGCTTCGTGCCGGGTGGCGTCGAGCTGGAGGCGCTGGCGCCGCTGGAGTTGACGCCATGAGCGCACCAGCGATCGACCCGCGCGACCGTGTCCGCCTGAAGGTGAACGGCGAGATCCACGAGGGATGGAAGGACGTCGCCATCACCCGCTCGTGCGCGTCGATGGCCAACGGCTTCGAGATGACGCTGACGGAGCGCTGGGCGACCGATCGCGCGCGGGCGATCGAGGCCGGCGACGCCTTCGAGCTGCTGATCGGCGATGACCTGGTGATGACGGGCTTCCTCGACGAGCTGTCACCGACCTTCAACGCGACCGATCACTCGCTGCGCGCCACCGGTCGCTCGCGCACCGCCGACCTGGTCGACTGCGCCATCGCGGCAAAGCATCAGTGGACGAACATCACGCTCGAAGCCCTCGCCGCGGAACTCGCCGCGCCCTACGGCGTCACCGTGCTGCGCGCCGGCGAGAAGGGCAGCGGACCGCACGGCCTGGTCGCCGCCGACACGGGCCGGCCGTTCGCGCAGGTCGCCGCGCAGGAAGGCGACAAGGTCTTCGACGTCATCGAGAAGCAGGCGAAGAAGCGGGGCGTCGTCGCCGTCACCGACGAGCGCGGCCGGCTGGTGTTCGTCAAGCCGCTCGAGCGGCAGCTTCACACACTGATCGCGCGCCGCTTGAACGTGCTGGAAGCCGAGGCGACGCGCGATCTCACCAACCGCTTCAGTGACTACGTCGGCAAGGGACAGACCGGCGCCACCAGGACCAACGCGCCCGCCGATCGCGCACACCTCAAGGGCGCCGTTCGCGACGCGGGCGTGCCGCGCTACCGGCTCATGGTGGTGAGCGATCCCGACGCGGAAAGCGGCCTCTCCCTGCAGGACGCGCTGATCAACGAGCGCAACAAGCGCATCGGCGACAGTGAGCGCCTGACGATCACGCTGCAGGGTTGGCGCGCCTTCGTCACCGAGGACGCCAGCGAGGCGCTGTGGCCGGTGGCGCGTCGCGTGCGCATCGCCGATCCCGAGTGGCTGAAGACCGACCGCGAGATGGTGATCGAGGAGGTGCGCTACGCGCTGACGGGAGGCGACGGCACGCGCACGCAGCTCACCCTTGTGCCGACCGAAGCCTACGACCTGCGCGTCGGCAGCGACACCAAGGCGGCTGGCGGGAAGGCCGATGGCGTCGTCGGCCGACCCGACAGCCCGTGGGATGCCAGCAACTTCAGCCGGGAGGCGGCGCGCAACTGATGGACCTCTCCGCTCTCCTCGAACGGCTGCTTCACCCGCTGCGCCAGCGCGTCAACGGCATGGTCGCGCGCGGCGTCATGCGGCTGATCGACGACGCGCCGGCGGTCCAGCGTTCCCAGCTCGAGCGGCGCGCCGGCGAGGTCTTCGGCGACGCCGAAGTCCTGTGGCCACCCGGTCTGCGCGCCGCGATCGCCGGCGGCGAGGCGATCGTGCTGGCGCTCGGCGGCTCGGCCAATCACGTCGTCGCGCTGCCGATGGGGACCAAGGGCGGTCCGGACCTCGCGGCCAGCGAGGTCGCGCTCTATGGGCCGGGCGGCTGGGTGCATCTCAAGACCAACGGCGAGCTGCGCGTGCGCGCGACCACCAAGCTGGTACTGCGCCATGGCGACGCCGGCGACTGGATCTCGATCAGCGCGGCGGGCATCCGCTCCTCGTCCCCGATCATCGTCGCCGGCGGTGAGCCATGAGCAACCGCACGGATCTCGCCCTCGCCCTGGTCGACGGCGGCGACGTGTCGATCGACCTGCTGATGCAGGCCGGCGATCTGGTGCTCGACGAGGGCCTGCGCACCGCGCTGCTCGTCTCGCTGCTCACCGATCGCCGCGCCGATCCCGACGACGCGCTGCCGCTGGGCGAGACCGATCGGCGGGGCTGGGCGGGCGATCTGCTGGAGCGCGACCAGGCCGACTGGCTGGGCTCGAAGCTGTGGCTCCACTTTCCCGGCAAGCGCACCGAAGCCACGCGGCTGAAGATGGAGGCCGCCGCGCGCGAAGCGATCGCGTGGGTCGAGCGCGACCGCGTCGCGCGCATCGTCACCTGCGCCGTCGGCTTCGAGGACCAGGCGGTGCGCATCACCGTCGCCGTGCGTCGCCTGACCAGCGGCGCGGTGGTCGCCGTCGAGCATGTCTGGAGGCCTGCGGCATGAGCTTCACCCTGCCCACCCTGCGCCAGCTCGACGACCAGGCGCGCGCCGATATGGCGACCCGACTGCCGGGCGCCGACAGCCGGCTGCGTGTCGGCGTGCTGGCGACGCTCGCGCGGGTGATCGCGGCGACGGTGTTCCATCTCTACGGCTGGCTCGACTGGGCGAAGCGGCAGTTCCTGCCCGACCAGGCGGACGCGGAGGAGCTGGATCGTCAGGCACGTCTGCGCGGCCTGGTGCGGCGTGCCGCCACCAGGGCCGAAGGAACCGCGACGCTCACCGGCACGCCGGATGCGATCGTGCCAGCGGGCACGCTTCTGCAGCGCGTCGATGGCGTGCGCTACGCGACGGTCGCCGAGGCCGAGATTGGCGGCGGCGGCACCGTCGCGACCGATGTGCGCGCCGTGGACGCCGGCGCCGCCGGCAACGTCGACGACGGCGTGGCGCTCACCTTCGTCTCGCCGGTCGTGTCCGTGCAGACCGCCGCGACGTTGACGACGGCCGCGACGGGCGGCGCCGACGTCGAGAGCGACGCGCGGCTGCGCGCCCGTGTGCTGGCGCGCTGGCGCAAGCCGCCGCAGGGTGGTGCCGCGCACGACTACGAGCAGTGGGCGACCGAAGTCGCCGGCGTCACCCGCGCCTGGACGCGGCCGAACTGGACCGGGCTGGGCAAGGTCGGCGTTGCCTTCATGATGGACGATCGTGAAGACCCGATCCCGATCAGCGGCGATATCACGACGGTGCAGGCCTATCTCGATGCCCGCCGGCCGGTGTGTGCCACTGTCGTGGTCTTCGCGCCGACGCCGCTGCCGATCGACCCGGAGATCCGCATCACACCCGACACCGCCGATGTGCGCGCGGCGGTCGAGGCCGAGCTGCTCGACCTGCTGCGGCGCTCGGCCGAGCTGGGCTCGACGATCCTTCGAAGCCACATCACGGAGGCGATCAGCGCCGCCGTGGGCGAGACCGATCACGAGCTGATCGCGCCGGCGGCCGACGTCGAGCCCGACGCGCACGAGATCGTCACCCTGGGAGACGTCACGTGGGCGTGACGCGCGACAGCGACGCCTATCACGACAGCCTGATCGTGCCGCTGCTGCCCAAGGGGCCGCTGTGGCGCGCGCCCCTGCTGCTGCAGCTCGTGCGGCCGGTGTCCGACGCGCTGGCGCGTGTCGACGCGCGCGTGCTCGACCTGCTGCGCGAGAGCGACCCGCGCACGACGGTGGAGATGCTGGAGGATTGGGAGCTGGCGCTGGGCCTGCCCGATCCATGCATGGCGCTGTCATCGACCGTCTTCCAGCGCCGCGCCGACGCCGTGCGCAAGTTCCTCGGCAACGCCAGCATGACGCCGCGCTTTTACATCGAGCTGCTGCGGCGCATGGGCTTCGACGTGATGATTGTCGAGTTCGCCTGCGCGACGTTCGCCCATCCTCTCGACGTGCCGCTGACGCCCGAGGAGGCGGTCCACACCTGGTCGGTGGTGGCCCCGGTCGACAGCGTCGTCGATCGGCGCGTCGGCGATGCGCTGGGCGCGCCGTTCCGCGCGTGGGGCAACGAGCGGCTCGAATGCGTGATCGAGCGCCTGGCGCCGGCGCACACGCAACCGCTGTTCGTCTACGCGCCGCCGGAGGATCGCCGTGGCGAGCCCTTGACGTGGCTCACGCCGGGGCCGCCGGTCGACGACGATCCGCTGTCGCTGGGCGAGGCGCGCGACCTCACCATCTTCGTCGTCGCCAGCTTCGTGAACAACCCGCTGACGGAGTTCGACCGCGGCGAGACGGGCATCTCGCTGGCACGAGACGTCGCCACGGTCGGCGCGCAATGGGCGCCCGGCGTCGATCCGTACATGCCGCTCGCGGTCGGCGGCGGTGCCGACAAGATGCTGCTGACGCTACGCGTCGCGACGGGCGACACGTCGCGCGCCGCCGTCCTGCGCCGCAACGGCCTGCAGGTCGCCATCGCCTCGCACGACGCGGTCGCGCTGTTCAGCTCGCCGCTGATCATCGCCGCCACATCAGTGGACTTCGTCGGCGTCAAGGATGTGGCGCTCGATGCCGCCGAGATCGACTGGATCGAGCGCGTCATCGCGCGCGCGCATGGCCTGTCGCTGCACGACTGGCCGGATGAAGAGGAACTGGAGGACGCAGCATGAGGTGGAACAGTGGCGCGCATCCGCACGCGGACAAGCATGGCGCGGGCAAACATGGCTTCCAGAACGGCAACCCCGCCACCGGCACGCCGGCGTCGATCGACGATGCCATCGTCTACGACGACCTGTTCGCCAACGTGGCGCATGCCTGCGAGACTGCGGGCTTCCTGACGCCGACGCGCAAGCAGGATCTCTACGACGCCATCTGCCAGCTCGCGCGCAACGAAGCCGGCGGTCGGCCGGGCGATCTCGTGCTGACGATGCGGGCCGCGCCGGTCGGACGCCAGCTCGCGACCAACGGCGCGCTGATCAGCCGGACCACCTTCGCCGGATTGTTCGCGGAGATCGGCACGACGTTCGGCGTCGGCGATGGCGCCACCACCTTCGCGCTGCCGACGCTCGATGACGTGTTCCTGCGCATCCTCGGCGGCGGCCGCGCGCTCGGCTCGCTGCAGCTCGACGCGATGCAGAACCACTGGCATCAGGTCAAATCCGGCGCCGGCGCGCCGCTCGACGAGATCGCGACCTACGACAGCCTCGGGCCTGGCTTCAACCAGATCGCGGCGGCCACCAACTCCGGCACACCCGGCGGCATTTTCTCGGTCAGAGATCCCCGCACCGACGGGATCAATGGCGCGCCGAGGACGGCCGCGGAAACGCGGCCGAAGAACGTCGCCGTCAACGGCTTCATCTTCTACTAGGCGAGACCCACCATGACCCGCGCAAGCATGCCGGCCTACCTCTTCCACGAGACGACGCGCGAGTTCGTCGGCGAAGGCGTCGCATGGGCATCGCCGGCACCGGAGGAGGCGGGCGTGTTCCACATGCCGGCCAACTCCACCGCGACCAGGCCGCCGGCGGTCGAGGAGAGGCAGGCGCCGATGTGGCGCGGCAGCGAATGGGCGATCGTGCCCGATCTGCGGGGAACGACGGCCTACGACACGACGACGGGCGCGGCAGCGATCGTCCAGGAGATCGGACCGCTGCCGGCGAGCCTGACCGCAGAGCCGCGACCCAGCGTGGCGCATGTCTTCGCAGCCGGCGCGTGGCGCGAAGATCCGGCACGCATGGCCGAGCTGGTCACCAGGACGCGACGCGATGCGCGGGTCATTGCCGATGGCTTCGCCGAAAGCGCGCGCCTGCGCTTCATCACCGGCGGCAACGGTCAGGCGCTGGTCTACGGTGAGAAGCGCGCCGAGGCCGAGCGCTACCTCGCACTGGAACAGGAGCCGGAGGAGTTCAGCGCCTTCCCGCTGATCCAGGCGGAGGTGCTGCGCACGATGATGCTGGCGAGGTCGATCGCCGCTGCGTGGGCGGCCAAGGCCGATGCGTGGCGCAGGATCGCGGCGGCGATCGAGACCATCCGCCTCGACGCGCACGATGCGATCGAGGCGGCGCCCGACCTCGCGGCGATCGAAGCGGCGATCACCACCGCCACGGCGGCCTTCGACAAGGTGGGCGCCTGA